ATTGAAGCATTGACTCGGCCGTATTGCTGACCAATAATTTCTTCTGCGGAAGCGATTGCTGCTCGCTTTCCTGAGATGATCCCTTCCGGGACGGCAGAACCCCCCGGCGCACCGCTGGGGGGTTCGTCTATGCTCCTCCGTTCTTGCCCTTGACATTGCTAGCAAGTTCCCCCATATACGTACCGCAGCAGAAACAGCCGGAAGGGAGACACGATGTACACAGTCACCGAGTTTCAGCACGGACGCCCCCTGCGGGACAAAATCGAGGCACGCACTTGGCGCGGCCTGATGCGCAAACTGCAAGGCGAGGTATGGTGGCAGTATGGCTCCCACTGGATCATGTGGGAGCACGTAGAACTGGGCGCGGCCACGAACCTGCTTGCCTGCGTCGAAAACCGTCGCGCCCAGAACGAACTTCTCCACCCCGCCGAGCGCCGACTCAAGACCGATCTGCCCAGCGTCTCGCGCCGTGAGTTCCTGAAAGAGGCGCAACGGCGCTAACCGAAACGGGGGCGGAAGCCCCCGTCGCTCCACCGTGGTGGGTGGGGCCTGAAGAGGAGCCAATCGGAAGGAGTTATCGTGCAGCAGATCAGGATCACCACCCGCATCCCCAGCGGCGAGCGCATCGTGGGAACAATCGAAGAGGACGAGACGGAGCATTTCCGCGTTTCCATCAACGGGGAGCCCGTCGGTCGAACCCGAACGCTGCACCTGGCCCTGATGGATTTCGGAGGCGCCTTGCTGGACCGCATCCGCTCCGCAAGGAAGGCGCTGGTAGCGACGGGGCAAAGCGATGTATGACACCATTTCCCCTCGCCGCCGCATTGCTCTACGCCCCACCCCGGGGGAATGGGCAATGCTCCGGGGGTGGTGGGGGCGGCTGTACGCAGCGCAGATGGCGGGGCTGATGGCGCAGATGGGGGTGGTCTGGTGCTGATCGACTGCACTATCTGCGGACGGGCGCACAAAGCCCCCGAGGACTTCGACGGCGGCGCCTGTCCGGTCTGTGGCGCCGCGTTCCAGCGGTGCTGGAATTGCGGCCGTGGCTGGTGGGGCAAGGGCGTTGAGTGGTGTGCCAGGTGCGGCGCTGGCGGCCGGCATCTCCTGACCCCTTGCGTCCAGTGTGGCTTCGAGCATCCCGACTACTTCGACGAGTGTCCTCGATGCAGGTACGATGGGAAGGAGGAGCCATGCTCCACTGCATGAGCTGTGGCGCGATCTGCGAAGACCACGAGCCCCGCATGAGCTGGCCAATCACGGCGGTCACGATAGATCAGCCCTACGCCATGTGCCCGTCATGCGGCGGGGCGGACCTGGAAGAGGCCGCGGAGTGCCCCGAGTGCGGGAACGGCTACGCCCCGGATGCAGGCGAGTGCCCGTGCTGTGGTACGCCGCGCTATGACAGCCCCTACCAGTGCAACTGTGGGGCATGGATGGAGGAGCTGGGAACTTGCCCGCAGTGCGGGGAGTAGAGATGGAGCAGGCAGGGCTGGGCATCGATGCATAAAGCCACCTGCCCCTGGTGCGGGCGCGTGATCGACACCGACCTGCTGCCGGGGTCAGACCCGATGTGCGATGAGTGCCGCGACGAATTGTTGGGGGCAGCCAAGGAGATGACAATGGAGAACCAGAGCATTCGTCCCCGCGAGGGGCGTAGCGGCAGATTTGTCAACTGCGGGATCTGCGGGCGGGAGGTTCGACTGGAAGAAATGCGCGAGCACATGCTTGGTTCTCATCTGGCCGATTTCGAGCAATACGCGGCGCGACGCAAGCGGACAGTCACCAGCTACTCCCCGCAGGCATGCTGGCAGATCAGCTTGAGTATCGGGCATGAGCTGCGGGAGGCGGGGCGCATATCTTGACCTTGCCAGCAATAGCAAGTATACTCGAATGCACCCAAGCGGAAGGAGAGGCATGGTCCGGAAAGTTCCCCTGCACATATCAGGGGACCTGATCCACAAGAAGTTTCTGCTCTGGCTCAGAGGGCAGGCGATTCTTGAGGAGCGCGAGCGGGCGGAAGCGCGCGGCGAAGAGCCGCAGAACATCAGCAGGTCGTATGTGGGGAGGGCGGTGATAGAGCGACACCCAAGGTGGGAGGAGTTCCGGCAGCAGCTTGATGCAGATCACACCCAGATGCTGATCGACATCGGCGCACACACCACGCACGGAGGGGCGAGATAGAATGAACAAGCGAGCAGCAATCTCGGCCCGGGAGCAGGCCCTCGTCAGAGCCGCAGCGGAGTTCTGCGCGCGGTTCGAGGAGGGAGTCACCGACGACGAGTATACCTACTGCAGACTCAAGAACGCTCTCGGAACCCAGCGCGAGGAGTTCAACGAGCTGACCCATGAAGCCCTTCAGGCCCGCGGGAAGGGCGCGATCTCCCAATGCAGCGTTTGCGGCGCCAGCTTGGTCATGGTCCGAACCGCACCGGGCCGGGAGATGGCCTGCGAGCCTGATGGTCGCCCGCACGGCCTGTATTGCCCCGCAGGGAGGCCCGACAATGGCTGACCTAACAGCGGGAATGACGCCGCAGTGCAGGCGCGTGTACAACCACTTGAAGGAGATCGGACCCCTGACCGATGGCGATGCCCGCAGGCTCTACTCCATCGGTCATGTCGCCTCCAGGATCAGCGAGCTCCGGCATTCACACGGCATTCCGATAGGCACCACCTACATCATGGTCGAGACCGCCAGGGGCGAAAAGGTTCGGGTAGCGGAATACAGTCTGGAGGGGCGATGAAGGGTGAACGCATACGTACCGTGACCGCGTCCATGATCCGGGCGTGGAAATCCTGTCGCCGCAGGTTCTGGTTCAGCTACATCGAGCAGCTTAGGCCGCGGGTTGCGGCTCGGCCGCTGACTTTCGGGCGGGTTGTCCATGATCTCCTGGCGGACTATCTCCGGGGGCGCGATCTGCCAACGAGCCACGAGGCTTTTCGGGAGCTCTACGCCTCTGAGGAAGAGTGGCGGTTGGCCCTGGAGGAGATGGGACCGCAGAAGGCCCTCATCGCCGTAGAATCATGGGGGGAGTGGGTGATGTATGACGCCCTCCTTCAGGGTATGGATGTGCTGGACGTAGAGGTGGAGTTCAAGGTTAACTGCGGATATGCGAAGCGCCTGGCGGGCAAGATGGACGGGCTGGCCCGGCTGAGGGTTAGTGGTCGCGAGGTGCTGGCAATTCTCGAACACAAGACCGCCAGCAATCCCGACGACAACTATCTTCACCGGCTCCTCTGGGACGATCAAGCCACGGCCTATATCTACGCAGCCCGAGAGATGGGCCTCGACGTGGAGGGAATCCTCTACAACATCATCCCCAAGTGTCCGCTGAAGCCCTACTCGGCCACTCCGGAGGAGAAGCGGAAGTACCGCAAGGACGGCAAGCTATACGCCAATCAGCGCGAAGAGGACGAAACGGAAGACGAGTACCTGCAACGGGTGCGCAAGTGGTACGCCGAGCATGCCAAGCAGTTCACGGCCCACCTGGTCTACCGCAACGCCAAGCAGCTGCAGCGTAAAAGGGAAGAGTTTGAGGCCGTCATCCGCGACATGAAGGCGGCAGAGCGCGAAGAAACGTACTACCCCAACCCCGGGGCGTGTAGGATACTCTCCTGCCCCTTCGAGGGCATATGCCTCGAGGACACCCCGGAAGCCCGGGAGGGAGGCTACGTCAACAAGACGAAGCAGCACGAGGAACTGGATCGCGATGGAGAGGAGCAGCAGTGGTAGAAGTAGTGAAAACTGACAAGCTCGAGCAGGTGGGCGCAACCATTCTCATCTACGGCGACAGCGGAACGGGAAAAACCACCTCCGCGGGCACCCTGCCGGAGGGCAGTACGCTCTTCCTGGACGTGGAGGGGGGAGTTGCTTCTTTGCGCGGCCGGAAGCATGATGCGGTGCGCGTCAAGGACGATCTCAGCAACCTCCGGGAGCTCTTCCAGTGGGTGCGCCTTGGGGGTGATGTAGGTAAGAAGTACAAGAACGTCGTGCTCGACAGCGCCACCGAGCTGGAGCAGCACATGCTGATAGCACTGGGGTCTGGCGGCAAGCGTCAGGGAGCTCCGGAGCTGCAGCACTATCAGATAGCGCAGTACCGGATGCGTGAGTATCTGCGAATACTGCGGGACCTGCGTGACCGCGGCGTCAACGTGGTGGTCACAGCCCTGGAGATGCAGCTTCAGATGGAGCAGGGGCAGGCTGTCCAGCGCTCCCGGAGCTATCCGATGCTGGCCAAGAAGATCGCCCCAGAAGTCTGCGGGCTGTTCGACGTGGTGGGTCATCAGGTAATCAGCAACAAGGACGGCCACGAAGGGGAGCGATTCATCGTTCTCGAGGCCACAGACAGGGCGGTCGGCAAGAACCGCTGGACAGATGATACGTTCATAGAGGCAGGCAACCTGGGCGAGTTCATCGCTCGTATACGGAAGGGAGAATAGCATGGGGATCCCCGTGGATGGAGCGGACTGGAGCCCTCCGGGAGGGTTCGAGCTTCCCGAACCCGGCCCCTGCCGGGTGGAGATCATCGAGTGCAACCAGAAGGAGTCCCGCAGCGGCAACCAGATGCTGGAGGTCAAGGCCGTCGTCTGCGACGGTCAGGTGGGCTCAGGCGCTCATCTGTGGGACTACATCGTCCTGGGCTCCTCGTTCACCAACGACAAGATCTGCGCTATCCTTGAGGCTTGTGGCGCCCGACCCGAGGGGCAGGTGGAGCTGTTGCCTCACGACTTCGTGGGCCTGGAGGGAGAGGTGCAGGTAAAGCACGAGGTTTACGAGGGGCAGACCCGGCCGAAAATCGCCTACTGGCGGTGCAAGCCCGAGGAGCCAAGCGCTCCCACCAACAGCGAGGTGTCTCCCGACGGCGTGGTAGACGAAGACGACGACGTCCCGTTCTAGAGCGTTGGCCGTATACCCCAACCGAGAGGAGGAATCCCCGCGTCGATAGATGACCCTTCACTAGCCCCGGGGGCAGGCGGCGCTCCCGGGGCGCAATTTCCCCGCCGCTTTCAGGAGGTGACTAGTGAGTAGCCCATCCGAAGGCCAGAAGATCAAAGCAGTGCCAGTCGAGTGCTACAGCAGGGTCGTGGGCTACTACCGCCCCGTCGAGTCGTGGAACAAGGGCAAGCGTGAGGAGTTCAAGGACCGCGAGTATGTGAGGGTGGGCACGGGTGACTAACGCCCTCTGGTGGCTGGCCGTCCTCGGCTGCCTCGCGCTGGCGGCGTGGATACTGCTGGAGCACAGGTGAGGGGAGACGATGCGTGAGTTGGCACTATTTGCCGGGGCAGGTGGCGGAATCTTGGGGGCTCACCTCCTCGGATGGCGGACCGTGTGCGCCGTTGAAGTCGACCCCTTCTGTCGGGAGGTCTTGCTCCGACGACAGCAGTATGGGTGCCTACCGTGGTTCCCTATCTGGGACGACATCTGCACCTTCGACGGAAGGCCTTGGCGGGGATGCGTCGATGTCGTCACCGGAGGGTTCCCTTGCCAGGATATATCAGCGGCGGGCCGAGGCCGGGGTATCGAGGGACAGCGTAGTGGTCTGTGGCGAGAGATGGCCCGTGTCATCAGTGAGGTTCGACCCCGATACGCGCTGGTGGAGAACAGTCCATTGCTTGTTTCCCGGGGCCTTGACGTCGTGCTCGCTGACCTTGCCGCGCTGGGGTATGATGCGCGATGGGGCGTTATCGGAGCTCGCCATGCCGGGGCGCCTCACAAGCGAGACCGGATATGGGTGCTTGCCAACGCCCAGCGCCAGCCGATATGGCAGCAATCGTGGCGGCGCAGCGGGAAGAGTGGGGCCGGCACGTCCGAGCCTCGAAACGATGGCGCGGCACAATCTGTGGCCCACGCCGACAGCCAGCGAGCGAAGCGGAGTCAACCCGCATACGGGCAAAGGAGCGGGGCTGAGCAAGACGGTTCGTTTGCTTGGTGGGCCGCAGACCCGGCGGAAGTGGCCTACTCCCAGGTGCCAAATGACCAGAACTACTCAGGAAGACCGGCAGAAATGCAACCTGGAGGAAAAAGTGGGGCAGACACAGCAGGCCAAACTCAATCCCGATTGGGTCGAGTGGCTCATGGGGTGGCCCATAGGGTGGACCGCCTTAAGGCCATTGGCAACGGCCAGGTACCGGCAGTGGTGCGCCTTGCATGGGAAGTGCTGACCGATGAACTGCCACCCTGACGCGCAGGCACCTATCAGGGGTTGACTTCGCGCAGGCGTGTGGTATTGTATGATAGGCAAGAACGGAGGATAACGTGATGCTTTGGGTCGCAGGTGGTGAACGCAGATCAAGGGGCCGTCCGGCCCCCGCTCCGTTCTTGCCGACTATCTGCGACCCTCCCTCTATGGTGGTGAGTGATGCATAGAGGATACATCAAGCTGTGGCGGAAAATCGAAGATTCCGGGATGCTGCAGGATCCTTACCTATTGACTGTTTGGGTCTATATTCTTACTCATGCCAGCCATAAACCTCACAAGACCAAGTTCGCGAATCAATGGACAAAACTCGAGCCGGGGCAGCTGATAACCGGACGTCGCAAGATGGCTAGCTTACTTGGCTTAGGCGAACAAGTTATCCGACGTTGCCTGCGTGATCTTGGGCCTGAGGGGCTCGAGTCCATAACCATACAGCCAACCCGCCATGGTACACTGATAACTATATGCAATTGGGAGAATTACCAAGGCAATGGCAACACAGCCAACCCGCTAGGAAACCCACCGACAACCCACCGACAACCCACCGACAACCCACCGACAACCACTATACAAGAATGTAAGAATGAGAGAATGGGAAAAGGGAATAGTGGCGGCGCTACCGCGCCGGCATGCCCCTACTCCGAACTCCAGGAGGAATGGAACCGGCTTTGCCAAGAATCCGGGCTCAGGCGATGTGTTGTCTTTGGCGATGGTGCCAAGCGCAACGCGAAGGCCAGATGGGCCCACGAATGGTTCCGTAATCACTGGAGGGACATTTTTGCGCTGGTGCATCAGCAGCAGTGGTGCGTTGAGAATCACGCCGGGATAGAACACCCGCTGCGGCGCAACAACGCCGAGAGGTACATCAACGAAGTGCTTGACCGGATGGAGCGGCAGGTGGTTGAGAGCAAGGACCAGAAACGGATCGCCGAATACTGCAAGCAGCAGAGGGAGCGGATCAGAAGGGAGCGGCAATGAGTCTCGTAGCAGTAATCGCAATCATCGTGACCAACGCAATAACGGCGCTGGTGGTGTACCGGCGCCAGGCTGTTGAGCAGGCCAGGAAGGTAGCTCAAGCGAAGGCCTGGAGCTTCAAGGATGGCCTGGAGTGCTGGCAGGAAATAATCGAAACAGGAGTGTTGAAGGCCCCGGAGGGTGTGGTTATCTCCCAGGCGGAGAGCAACCGACTCCGGAATATTTTCACCGGAGGGCTATTTGAAACTGCTCAGGCGATGGAGGAGTTCAGGGCGGACAACGGCTTCCGAGAGTTCACTCTACAGATGCAGGCTTACAAAGCCAAAAGCCGCGACACTTCCCTAATTTGGTGCGTGGTAGACAGCGAGGGGATCCAGCGCAGACTCACCGAAACCTTGGAGCACGTGTTGGGCAGCCACACGCCCCTCAAGCAGCGCTGGGAGAAGCGCTTTGCGCAGAGGAGGACGTCGTGACTCAATACGTCGAACCATATGACGGCGGCCCCTGGGGCTGGGTCTTCGGGGTGCTGTTGGTCCTCGTGGTCCTGCTGGTCGGCTGGGTACTGTCGCGGTTGGCCGAGCACGGCGAATACGAGCGCGAAGAGGCCGAGGACATCATCGAAAACGCGGACATGATCGACGCGATCCAGCGGATGTTCCGAGCGCACCTGGTGGAGGGTCTTGTCCATCACGGCAGGAGACAGCAGGCTCAGCAGGAGCGCATGACGCACCTGAAGCGGCTGCGCCAGCGGCACAGCCTCCGAAAGAGCTTGGAAAAATGCATGCCCGCGGAGCAGGCCTTGGCAACACTTCGGACCTTGGGGGCTTTGCGGGCGACGGGGATACCCGAACAGTCAAGTTGCCTGCTTCAATCGAGAGGCCATTTTTCGTTCATCGACCCTGCGATGAAGGGCGGGGAACGATGAAAGGCACCAAGATTCAGTGGACGCATATTCCAGGGTATAGACCCCGGACCTGGAACCCGGTTATGGGCTGCACTCCGATCAGCGCTGGATGCCAGAACTGCTATGCCCTAGACCTCATCAAACGGTTTGCGGGACTGAAAGGGTGGCCTGAGAGCTGCGACCACGTGGCGGCATTCCCTGAGCGTTACGATCAGCCGCTTCGCTGGCGGGAGCCCTCGGCGGTGTTCGTATGCTCGATGGGCGACCTGTTTCATCTAGACGTTCCCGTCATAGAACTGGATGCGATCTTCGCCGCCATGATACTGGCCTCCCAGCACATTTTCATGATTTTGACAAAACGCCCGGAGAGGATGCGGCAGTACATCAACGATATGCTACAGGCGCGCAGAAATATCGGGTCTGCGGCCGCCTACAAGCTGGGGCGAGGCGCAATGGCGGCCATGGCCGCCGCTCAGCTAGCTGTAGGACGGGAACTCCCCAGTCACATCTGGGTGGGCGTCACCGCCGAGAATCAGAAGCAGGCTGATGGGCGGATTCCGCTCCTACTGGACATCCCGGCAGCGGTGCGGTTCGTATCGGTGGAGCCGATGCTGGGAGCGGTAGACTTGACCCAGATGCCAAATGGCACTTTTCCGCCGTACAGCGTACTCCAGGGATGGACAGACGGGAAATGCGTAACAAGTGTCAACTGGCTCATCTGCGGTGGAGAGTCAGGGACACACGCACGATACATGAATCCCGACTGGGCGCGGAGCTTGCGGGACCAGTGCAATACGGCGGATGTTCCGTTCTTTATGAAGCAGATGAGCGGACGGACGAAGGTAGAGCGCGAAGCTATCCCAGCAGACTTGGCAGTGCGGGAGTGGCCCCAGCAGGCGGTGAACGCATGGAACAGGAGGGCGGAGTGAACTACACCCCCAGCGAACCAGGCAACTACATCGCCACCATCGACGGCGACGAGTACAGGGTCAGGCTGGTGCGCGCAGGCCGTGCGCTGTGCGCCGATTTGGGCGACGGGCTGCTCCTGCCGGTAGCGGACTGGCGGGGGAGTAGTCACGCAGAATGGAGGAGAGAGGAGGCCGAGGAATGATTCATGTTATGTTGCTAAAGCTGTTCTTGGTTGATATTCTTGTACTTCTATTGGGGTTTGTTCTTTTGGTGGGGGACGCCGCGACATTTGACATAAACGCTCCCCTTTTGGGGGTGACCCTATTTATTGCAGGAGCCATCAATTGTGCAATTACCTCGTGGCTATATACGAAAACTGTTAAAGAGGGGCGGCCTTGGCGCAGAGAGGAGACCGAGGATGAGTGAGATCGAAGAGGCGCTGAAACTTGTCACAACAAGCGTAGAGAGCGCCGCTGAGTATGTCATAATCAGCCTTACCACAGAAGAGATGCGCAAAGTAGTTTCCGCCCTCTCCAGCCTCAAGTCGGGGGAGGTTGTGGTGGTGGAGACCAAGAAACTGAACGCGATGTTGAGGCTGGGTTGTCCGCCAAACAAACCTATTACGGCGGCCCAAATGGCGGAATGTCACCCGAAGGGGTGTTGGCAATGCAAGTTGGCCTACCTCCGAGGCGATGATGGGGGGAGTAACGATGACGAAACGTAGAATAGCGCAGCTCGTAGCACTGTGCATACTGACGCCTGCCGTCTTGTGGGCTCCGTTCCTGTTCGGCGACGCTATGAACGCCGCCGGCTGGAACATGGAACTCTATGCCTGGCCGCTATGCTTAACGGCGATAATGGCCTGGATGGGAACAGCGGCGTTGTGGTTCGAGTGGATGGACGCTAGGAAAGCTGACCAACTCCGAGGCGACGATGGGGAATAAGCCGTTCTATCCGCGCCCTACTCCCGCGGAAGTAGCGGTCAGCCGCAAGCGGAGGCGCAAGAAGGGGGAGCGCCTTGGCCCGATTGCTGCCCTTGGCTGCTGCATCTGCGGAGCTCCTGCGGAGATTCATCACGTCCGCCGATACGGCGAGAAGCGCAAGGACAGCAAGGCCATTCCGCTATGCCCCAAGCACCACCGCACAGGCGGGCACGGGGTGGCGATACACGAGGGGCGCAAGACGTGGAGGGAGAAGTACGGACCGGAAGAGAAATGGCTGGCGTGGGTGGGGGCGAAACTTGACTCGTCAGCAGGGGTTGAAATAGAATGACAGTGAAGAAATCCGCCGGCAATGGTGACCGGCGGAAATACAGCGGGAACAGCCGTTCCCGGGAAGGAGGGTCGCAGTGAAGGCGATCATAGCAGTAATGCTTCTGGCAGCGATGGCGCTGGCGGGCGTGGAGATCGGCATGGGCTCCGGTCTCCAGCAGAGGATAGGGGAACCCATGGCCTTCCCCCTGGTGGGGCAGATGCGCATGGAATCCAGCGCCATGGGGCTCCCGATCGAGGTGCGGGGCCTTGCGATGACGTGGGAAGAGGACAACACCGCAGATGGCAGGCCCCTCTACATCCAGGCGGGGGCAGGGGTCGGCTGGCGCTTCGACGATCTGAGCGTGTTCGCAGGAGGTGGCCTGAGTCGTTACGAGGGGACGATCGAGGAAGGCGACCCTTGTGGTTGGTTGGCGTTCCGCGGCAACCTCAACCACGCCCAGAGCATGGAGGTCATGGTGAACTACTCGCAGGCTGGCGATGAGCCTCTGGGTGGACTGGCCACGTTCTACTGGCGGCTGTAGCGGAGGGAAGGTAACCCCGCCCTCAGCAACGGGGGCGGGGACCCCCAACAGGAGGGATCTGGGCGTGACGTATGGGCAGTTGCTGAAGGCGCTGGCGAATGAGTCCGGGCAAAGCATGGCGGCCATAGCCCGGAAATCCTGCGTGGCGGTAGGCTACATATGGGCGATGTCCAGTGGGCAGTGCATGCCTCCTCCGGCTTGTACGAGAGAGCGGATCATCGCAGCTCTCGGGCCGGCGACGCACAGGGGGTCGGGCGGCAGGGTATGGACTCGGGAGGACCTGCACTATCTGGCGGCTGACGAGCGCAGGAACTGTGCAGGGTGTGACGAGCGGAAGTGGTGTGAGGCGGCGAAGAGCGGATGACTCTCCGCACAAGTCGCGCGGATAGCCTGCGCTCGGTCTACGGCAAGTGCGTGCGGTGCGGGGTTGAGTACGATCACGAACCCGCCTTGGATGTGACTTGCCCGCGATGCGGAGCAAAGCCGGGAGTTAAGTGCTTCGACCTTGCGCCGAGCGGTCACCGCAAGACAGGCGGGTTCGCCAATGGAATCACGGGCCCGTGGGGGCATCCCGAACGAGACCTGCGGGCGGTAATCGATGGCGCGTACAAGTGTGATTGCGGCTGTTCGGCTGAGGAAGCCCAAATGCGTCTTAGGGCGATGCGGGAGAGTCGAGCCCGGCAGATGGATCTATTCGCCGAGCCGTCCATGATGGGCGCCAATAATGCGGAGGGTCCATGAGCAAGACCTGCGGAGATGAAGGCGGCAAGACGCGGGCTGGCAACCCCTGCAAGAAGCCTGCGGGTTATGGGACAGAGCACCCCGGGGAAGGCAGATGCAAGTTCCACGGAGGGAACAACTGGAGCCCATGTACTACTGGTCGCTACGCCGTTAAGGCCCGCAAGAAGTTCAAGCGCAACCTTGGGAAGTTCTACGCCGAGGATCTTCATCAGGTGATGGACCTGACTGATGAGCTGGCGTTTCTTCGAGCGCTCCTTCAGGAGAGGATAGATAGTCTCGACGAGTTGGGAGACCAAGCCATACAGCCCAAGGAATGCGATGTCCTCCGGGCGCTCATCGACGACATCTCCAAGGTGGCCGTCCGCTACGCTCGCATTCGTTCCGAGACTGCCCTGACCGCGGCTGAGATCACATATCTACAGGCCATACTGGCGACACTGATAGGAGATTATGTCCCAGAGGACAGACAGGCTGAGTTCGTCGGCGAGCTCGAACGCTATCTTGGATTTGATCCCGGGCATACGCCACCGCTTGGGCCTGGAAGGCAGCGAGCGAGAGCCACTGTGGGCTCCGCAGCCGGAGAATAAGCCACAGCAGCAGGCGTATGAGTCTGAGGCGGACGAGCTGTTCTGCGGCGGCGCTGCCGGTCCGGGGAAGACCGAGCTGCTCATGGGTACCGCCATCACCCAGCACCGGAACTCCATCATCTTCCGCAGGGAGTACACGCAGTTCACCCAGATAGAAGATCGCCTGGTAGAGATGCTGGGCGAAGAGTCCTACAATCGGACCAAGCACCTGTTCCGGTGGGAGGGCAAGCGGCTGGAGCTAGGGGCGGTCAAGGACCGCAAGGCGCTGGGCAAGTTTCAGGGTCGCCCGCATGACTACATCGGTTTCGATGAACTCGCAGAGTTTCCGGAGTTTTTCTACCTGTACCTGACCACCTGGCTTCGGGCTGATGCCCCGGGACAGAAGACCCGGATCCGCGCTGCCGGGAACCCCCCGATGTCTCCCGAGGGGAGATGGATCGTCCGCCGCTGGGCGGCGTGGCTGGACCCCAACCACCCAGATCCCGCGGAGCCGGGAGAGCTGCGGTGGTACGTCCGCCTCGACTCCGGAGACGAGGTGGAGGTGGACGGCCCTGACCCCATCGAGGACGGAGGCAAGGTCCTGCGCCCGAAGAGCCGAACGTTCATCCCGGGCAGGGTGACGGACAACCCAGTTTACGCGGGCACGCAGTATGAGGCTACCCTGGACGCCCTACAGCCTGACGTGCGGGCAGTGATGCGCGACGGCGACTTCTCGGTAAGCCTGGCTGACGACCCGATGCAGGTGTTCCCGGGGGGCATGATCCAGCGAGCGATGGACCGATGGGAGCCCCCGGAGGATGAGCCGATAGATATGCTGGGGGTCGATGTGGCCCGGGGAGGGCGCGACCAGACGGTATTTGCCCCGCGCCACGGGCGAGTCGTTGGGGAGCTCCACTGCGTCCCCGGGAGGGACACGCCGAACGGCCCTACCCTGGTGGCGGCAATCCGGAACTATCTTGGGCAGGCGACGCCCCTGATCAATCTGGACCTGATAGGCGTGGGCTCCAGCCCCTACGATGACCTGACCGAGCTCGGTTATGCCGTGACTGGCATAGATGGGGCCGCCGGGGCCAAGGACCCGAAAGGAAAGCCCCTTTACGACCGGACCGGACTGTTCAGGTTCCGGAACTTGCGAGCCGCGATATTTTGGCACCTCAGAGAACTCATGGAATCCGAGGAGATCGACCTCCCGCCCGACCCCCGACTCCGGGCCGCCATGGCATCGCTGCGCTGGAAGCCAACTCCTGGGGGGATTCTCGTGCAGGACAAGGATGATCTGAAGTCGATTCTCGGGTTCTCTCCTGACGAGTTGGACGGCGTAGGTTACGCCTGCTGGGAGCCGGCTGGCATCGTCTATTCCCTGAAGACTCGGGCGGCGAGGCGACAGACCGGCTCAGCGAATCGTCGCTTCCGGACCAGTCGAAGAGACAGCTTCCGAGCGGGCCGCCAATAATTGAAATTATTTCTTTAACTTGACGTTCTCCGAGGCGGGCGGTATCCGTCCATCAACAACCTGTACCCCGTCAGGCGGATGATTCGACGCCGGGAGGCACACCATGGCGAGAAGCACCAAGCTCATCGGGCCCATAGAGGGGTCCGTTCCCATCGTAGAGACAGGCGGCACCGGCACGGCCTCGGAGACCTTCCGCGTGGAGGTCACGAAGGCCGGTGTATCCGGTACCGCAGAAGTGACCATCACATCCCGCAGCGGCAATGACGATGTGGCCGCCCAGGCTGTCACCTCCGGCGCCGCGATAGACCTCGGCACCGGTGGAGGCACGATCACGTTCGTGTTCGACTACCTGTACCTGGGTGATGCATGGACGGTGGAGGTGGACTCAGGTGGGCCAGTCGGCAAAGCCAATCCCGTCACCACCAATCGCGGGGAGTATCAGGAGGCCCGGGTAGGCACCGAGGGTGCTCTGCTTATTCGAGGAGCTCCCGACGCGTCCAAGGTCACCATCGCGGACGGCAGTTCGGTCTCAACCACTGCATTCCGCCATGTAGGTTCAACAGGACTAATGCTCCGGATGCCCTCCGGCTGGGACACCGCTGACGTGGGATTCCAGCAGGCCCTGTGGCCCGGGGGGGCATTCCAGGAGGTTGAGTCCGGTGGCTCCAGGGTGAAGATGACAGTGACCGCCGATAAGGACTGTGCCGCCCCGGACGAGGTTATTCAGGCGCTCCGGGCGGCCTTTTGGGTGAAGCTGGAGAGCCTTGACCGAGATGATGGGACAGCAAAGAACCAAAGCGGTGATGCCAGCATCATCGTGCAGGTCTCCGGATAGGGGGAGAGTATGAGACGCACATTGATCGCTCTCGGGCTGGCGGTTACAGCCCTCTTCGCTGTGGGCCTGCGTCAGGGCGACTACGGCCAGCTGACTGTAAACGCTGACACCTCCGGGGTTGCAATCACCAGTGCTGTCGATGTAATGGTGATCAACTACGATGGCTCTGCCACGATATGGTTCTGCTTCGAGGCGCCGGACTCCACAACCTCATGGAAGCGCCTTGAGCCCAAGGGCACATATTCGTATCCGCCCCCCGGCGAACGGGACGGCGCGGACCTCATAGACACGCTCGTGGTGCACAGCGCCGACACCGTTGATGTGGGCTACGACTCGTGGAGGAGGCCGTAATGCTCACAGGTAGAGACCTCATCCGCCACCGCATGATTAACCGCACCCTCCCCGGGGTGGCCATGGTTGCCGCCGGATTGTTCATGCTCATCTACGCGCTGTTCGCTCCCGCCGAGGCAAGTCCGACCATCTGGGGGCCTGCAGGCCTGCCCGATCCGCTGGAGATGAACAGCATCAAGATCGGTCTCGACGCCTACCTCTACTCCGACACTACCCTCGAGCTACGCGGTGACGGGGTGGTGGCCGAGTTGGACTCCACTGGCCTGATGTTGCACTCCGACGCGGGTATCCACGTTGGCGACAGCACAGCGGGTGACGCTGATGTGATCGTTTTCACCGTCCATGAGGCGGACGACACACATGAGGCCAAGTATGACGACGGGATATCGGCACTGCGATTCCGGTCGACTTTCGGCACCATAGATGACGCATGGCGCTTTTATGGCGGGGTATACACCAACGGGACGGTTGGCTCTTTTAATGGCGATTGGGCGATAAGCGAGGACGCCTCAGGTGTGTATTTGGAGTCACAGGATGCTGCGGCAGGGTTTTTGCGTGCAGACCCTAATGCTGCTGGTGCCGGGGTTTTCTATGCTGGCAACAACGAGAAGGACTCCATAGTAGTCCAGTCTTCCGACTCGCTGGTGGTGGAGGGGTCGGGTTATTTGCTACAGACTGACCGGCTGGCGATGACGGCTACCACTCACTCATTCACCACAGAGGGCGATCTACCCGACCCGTTGGTGGGAACAATCCTGCTCGACGGAGACGACGATACCGACAATGACGTGCTGCACTTGCAGGACGGCACGACTGCTGGGCAGATAACGGTAATCGTGGCAGATGCCAACGTGGACGCCGACGACACCGTAACGATAGACACGTCCACCGACACCTCCGGCGCGAATATACCGGCGATAGTGTTTGACGCGCTGGGCGAGAATGCCGTGCTGATGTGGACGGGCTCAACGTGGGTGATCCTGAGCATACAGGACAATCTGTAGGGAGGCAAGATATGCGCTACATACTCGCAACACTACTGCTCGCCAGCATGGCGCTGGCAATTAACTGGACACCGGCCCCTGACCTGAGAGCGGCAGAGCAGCAGGCCGCCGCAGAGTTCTGGGAAGACTGGCAGCTTGCCGTGGCCGACAGCATTGAGATACAGGGCGTGATGTTCGAGATGCCCGCCGCGGTACGCAGCTACTACCGCTCGGAGGCTATAGCAAGCTGGACGGAGTGGCAGGCCGCAATCGACGCATTCGAGGCCCATGCGACTCAGTAGGGTCTATTGGGCGACGCTGTTAATCTGCGGCGGGCTGATACTCGCCGCGTGCATCTACGGACACTGTTAGGAGGGCTGCATGGATTGGATATGCCGCGATTGCGGAACGGAGTTTGCCGACAACACCAACGAGCCAACGTGCCCTGAGTGCGGAGCCAAGAACCCAACGCCCAACGGCGACACGATCAAGCCTCCACCCCCGCCCGACCCGCCCCCGCAGGGATGAGCGCGTTGCGGGCTCTAGGGGCATGGCTGTCGCGGTATTGGGCAATTCTTACGTTCATACTGACCTTGACCGCATCTGCTTTCGCCTGGGCGCTGGGGGTGGACCGGCAGGTGGAGCGCAACGCCGAGTCGGTGGCGGAATGCCAAGAAGACATCGAGGATGTGGTCGCGTGCATGGAGAGAATAACCGAGACCCAGGCACAGTTAGCCAACGATGGGGCGCGGGCTGAGATCGAGCGCGAAGCCCTTGACAGTAGACTGGAGTATCAGACGTGGCTGATGCAGGAGCTGTATCGCCAAGTCACAGGTAACCGGCCGCCCGAGAGCGTGCCGGAATAACGAAGGGAATCAAGATGATGAGAGTGATAGGGGTGCTACTGCTGGCAATCGTCGCGGTGGCCCTGGCGGTCCCCACCGACACGAACGGGTACATGGAGGTGTCCAACACCGACATCACCGTGGACAACTCCGGGGTGGTGGTAGAGGATGTCCAGCGGTACGGGTCCCTCTACATGGCCAGCCACGAATTCGCTTCGGTGGCGGATTCGGATTCTGTCGAGGTGGTCGTGGCCGCGCCTGCTGCCGGGGTGGACCTCGGTTTCGCGGTATTCGCGGACAAGGCGACTGTCGTGCGCCTGATAGAGGATTTCGCCTACTCCGACGCCGGTACCGGTCTTACCGAGTACGATATGGACCGCAGTACCGGGGGTACGGCATCAACCGCAATCAGCCATACCCCCACCGACACCGACGCCGGTACGGCAATCTTCGCGCAGGATATAGCCGCGTCTACCTATTGGGACAGCAATCTGCTCGGATCGGGGATGCCGTTCCTCGTAGACACCTGCGCGGCCGACAGCATCGACTACTGCATCGAGATCGAGAACGACGGCTCCGGCGACATGGCCGGCACTGTCATGGTCTTCTGGAAGGAGTAGAGATATGCGCAGGTACATACTCCTGGGTGTGATGCTGGTAGCAGCGTTCAACGCCTGGGGCTACACCGAGTGGGTCCTCAACGACGACGCCGTGACGGTGGTCCAGGAGGAGCAGGGTTACTACCTGACGGATGAGGGGCTGTTCTGCGTAACCCACCAGGCCAGTTCAGTCTCCAGCGGAGACTCGCTCGAGGTCGTCATCAAGGTGCCCTCTGCTCTGAGCGAGGGCGCGTACTTCTGGATACGGGTATACTCCACCCAGGAGATCGATGCGGCCCTGATGGAATCATTCGCGTACAGCGACAGCGGCACCATCATCAACGACGTCAATCTCTCCGAGTATCAGGGCGACGACGCCACCGTCGAGGTCTCATACGGGCCGACAGATACGGCGGCCGGGACCGCATGGTGGGTCGGGTACGTTCCGGCCGGGGAGTGGTTCGCGCTGCCGGAATGCGTACTCGACGCGAAGTCCGACTCCATAGCCTGGTGTCTCGATCTGGCCAATAACGGCGCATCGACCGCGCACACTTCGGTCGAGATTATCTGGCACGAGGAGCAGTAGTGGGCGTCGTTATCGTAAAGAGCCTCCAGGAGGCCGGGCTCAAGGTTCTGTCGAACATCATCTCCTACAAGATGTGGATTCTTGGCCTGGCCACCTGGCTGCTCATGGAGGGGAAGATAGAAAACTGGCACTGGTTCGCCATTGCCATGATTGTGCTGGGGGCCAGAGGCGTCCAGGACGCGATCTCCGCCAGACTGAAGGGCTAGGTCTATGTTCGGGCTCGGCGCGATGATAAGCGGATGGGTGCAGAAGCAGTTTGGCCCACCCCCCGAGTCTGAGCGGGAGAAGTACGCCCGCCTCTATGCCTGGATCAAGGAGCGTCGAGAGAGACTGCATGATCTCCCGATCTCCAGCGACCCATTCATCCGGGACAACCCTGACAGCGTTGTCAGGCGTAAGGGCTATGAGCCTTACGACCGCATGCTCTCCAACCCGATCATCTCCTCCTGCACCGAAATAGCTCTGGTCGGAATGCTTCCCGATTGGAACATCTACCCCGGGACCCGGGGAGACAGGGCGCAGGCGCAGAAGGCCGCCGACATGGTGGAAGACAACCTGATGCGCCTCCCCGGGTCCCCAATGGACGTTCTTCACGAGGAGCTGATGTCTCCTGCGTTCCGAATGGGGTTCGTGCTGGCGGAGGCCATCTGGGATGTCTCTCAGCGGACGGGGGAGGCCAGGTGGGCGGATATCCTTCACCGACCCCACTCCACATGTAAGTTCGTTTACAACGAACATGGACGCACAATAGGTGCCGTTCAGCATTGGAACGGCGAATACTATCGTTTCCCGGAGATGCGGACAGTGCATCTCTGTTACCGGGGCGGCAGACGTAACCCCTATGGCCTGTCTGGGTACTACCAGATCTACGACTCCTGGCAGGACATACTTGATATCGAAATGGCATATGCTGTGTTCCTGCGGCGGCATGGGGCCGGGATGGCCACCGCCAAGGTGCCCAAGACCAAGTGGGAGAACGAAACCGAGATGGAGCTACTTCTGGAAATACTCGACAATGCCCAGGGAACCGACCGGTTGATCCTCCCGGACTACGTGGACCTCAAGTTCGAGAATACCGCTTCGGGGGCTGGCGGGGTCTACGCAAAAGCGAAGGCCGCAAAGCTCATGGAGATCACTCGGGGCATTCTCGGGCCAGATACGGCTGTGGCCGAGGCTCTCCGAGTCGGGGCTCGGGCTGATACCGCGGGCAAGACCGAGACCATGTGGACTATCCTGCACTCCAGGGGCAGGAAGCTGCGGGAGCAGATAGAGGAGCAGTGGTTCCGGCCACTGGTTCAGTGGAACCTCCCCGGGGCGCCTGTGCCCAAGCTGGGCACGAATACGGCCTCATCGCTGGCTGTGCAGGACAAGCTCCAGGCGTGGGGGCAGGCCCTCACCAGCGGAGTTCTGCCGGCGCCTACGATAGAGCAGCAGGCGCAGATGCTTGAGGAGATGGGCGTGGATTTCGATGAGAAGATGGCCATAACCGAAAAGCAGGCGCCTTCGCTGGCCGGAGACGGGACGAGAGCATCTGACACTGCTCTGAATGGCGCCCGGGTGTCGGCCGCCCTGGAGATAGTGCGGCAGGTTGTTGCTGGTGAGCTAACCGAGGAAATGGCCGAGAATATGCTGATGCGATTCTTCGGTATTTCACTGGAGGACGCCCAGGGCATGCTCGAGGGGCACGAAGAGGCTAAGGTGCGGGAAGAGCCCCAGGCAATCACCGCCGCCTCCGCGACCCAGAAGAAGCGCTATCTCAAGCAGCGCAAGGAGCGGTTCGAGTACGAGGACGAGGCCACAGAGCAGGTAGTGAAACTGTACAAGGATACTGTCGGTGACGCATTCGACAATATCCTGACCATCGCCTTCCCCAACGGCGAGCTCCGGACCTCCGAGAAGGTCAAGCAGCCAACCGGGGAGTTCAAGGAGGTGCCGGTATCGGCCTCTACCCTGCGGGATCGCCTGAAAATCACCAACAAGGACAAGATTGCGGCCGAGCTCTTCGACGTGTCGTGGAAGGCCCGCGAGATGGGCAAGGAGCATGCGGAGTCGAACATCCAGATGCAGATGGTCACCTCCCGAATAGGTAAGGCGATCTCTGACACTACCGCCCGGGACCTGTTGCGCAATGAGATATTCTACACCATCCAGCAGACGTATGGCGGGCTAGAGCAAGACATCTGGCACGAAATCGCCAACGTCATTAGTGGCGATCAGATCACGGAGCGCGCCATCAACAACATCCGCATGATTCTCTACGAGAACCTCTATACCGACCCCCGCGGCGGCGTGACCACGCTGGTCCGAACCAATGTGGGCAACGCCTACGTCGGCGGGCGGGATCGGGTGTATGCCCGACATGAGACGCTGGATACAGAGACCACCGACCCGGGCAAGATCATCGGGTACGAGCTCTATGCTACGTTGGACGGCAAGACCACCGAGGGCTGCCGGAAGATACATGGCTTCTGCATCAAGGTTGGCGATCCGGACATGAGACTGGCCAAGCCCCTGCGGCACTTCAACTGCCGTCTTGGACGCTTCCCTATATTCGGCGGCGAGAAGCCCCCGGCCGGGCACTGGCTGACCGAGGGCGAGCGCAGGATACTGCGGAACAACCCGCCTGCCAAGGGTTTCGGCGGCATCAGGGAGTCAGCATAATGCCCCTGCCCGCACCGCGTTCGGGCGAGAGCCAGGATGATTTTCTCAGCCGCTGCATGGAAGACGCGGTGATGCAGGAGGAATACCCAAGACAGCAGCAGCGGGCTGCGATCTGCTACAGGCAGTGGCGCGAACAATTGCAGGCAGGAGGCGATGTGGAGCTACCAGCGACAGTGCGGCAGATGGAGAAGCAGGCCCAGCAGATATGGGCGGCAGTGTACGATCAGGCCAAACAGGCCGGAGTGGACGATCCTGCGGCGATAGCCTATCGCGCCCTGGAGGAGTACCTGCTGTACAGAGAGTACGATGAGACCAAGTCCATTACTCTCGATGTGATCCGCCCCGGCAAGTACGCCAGCAAGAGCGGGGACGTCAAGTGGACCGCAGAGCGCCAGAGAAAGCTCTTGGCGTCAATGGACAAGGCGGCCGAGAACGGAGTCCTGCCCACTTTGCGGTACGGGGATCATGACCTAAATCGCGTCGTAGGGTGGATCCTGGATGTCTACGAAGAGGAGGCAGATGACGGAGGCGAGCCCTGGATAAAGGCGCGGCCGTTTTTCACCGATACGGAGGTGCGGCAGAAGGTCTATACTGGCGAGATCAGATATCTGTCGGCAGAGATTCGGCCGGCGTTTACCACTCAGGGCGTGGAGTACGAGGAGTTTCTGCAGTCAGTGGTCCTGCTGGACCCGGAGCTGCTCCCGAACAACTACCCCGCGGTGCCGCGGAGCAAGGTTGTGGTGGCGGCCTCCAGGTCCGGAGGCGATGAGAAGGCCCTCCTGTTCGAGGGAGGAGCCGTAACAGGAGGAGAAGAGATGGGAGACGAGCCCAACGAGTTCAGCGTGGACGATGTGCTGAGCGCTATCAGCAAGGTGACCGACAGCGTCGGCAGCCTGGCCAGTTCGGTGTCCGAGATCAAGGAGAGCGTCGAGACCATGTCCGGCGCGATAGGAGACGTGAGGACCCGGCTGTCCGCTCTGGAGCAGACGGCCGAGTCCGAGAACGAGGTGGAGACAGAGCTTTCCTCGTTTGCCGAGAACGAGGAAGGATACGTGGCCTGCCTGAGCGCCGGCCAGCGGGGGGATCTGGCGAAGGGGCTGCGTGAGCTGGACGCGGACGCCCGCAAGGGCGCCATGCTCATCCTGCGACACCTGCCCCGGACTCCGATGGAGGAGCAGACCTTCAGCGGCCCGGGCGCTCCGAGTGAGCCCGAGCAGAACAAGGGCGTGGAGAAGTTCTCCGCGGCCAACTGCCCCGAGGACGAGAGGGAGAAAGCCAAGCTCAGGGGCGAGAGCGTAAAGATGCTTCGCTCCGAGGTGGATGCCGACAAGCTGCCGGATGGCATCACCATCCAGGAGAAGGCTGTCGAGCTGTCCATGGCCAAGTACCCGCATCTCTGGGCGGACCAGACATAGACATCCACTCCGGCACAAGGAGGGAGTGATAGCATGAGCGATTACAGCAAGCCTCCGTTCCAGCCGTCATGCAATTATGAGGAGACCTCGGGAGAGGACCTCAGCGGCAAGGAAGGGCGTGCCGTAGGGGTCAGCTCTCAGAGCGTGACCCTGGCGGACAACACCGCCAGCTTCCGGGGCATCCTGACGGATGGAGGGAGCTCCAGCGGTGATCCGGTCAGCTACCGCGACTACGGCCCGATTCACGCCATAGTCAATGCGGACAGCGCCAGCATCAGCGAAGGCGACAAGCTGAAGGTCACCACCGACGGTATACTCATCAAGGCCACGGCTGGTGATGAGTACATAGCGATCGCATGCGAGGACGCCAGCGCCGACGGCGTGTACATCCTCGTCAACCTGAACCGCAACGGCTACATCGACAGTTAGGAGGTGAGTAGCACATGAAAGATGTACTGAGAAGGAGCGACGTAGACCTGAGGAACGTCGATATGCAGGTCTACTTCGATCACGAGCCCAAGGGCTCAGTGGTCCGTACTCTGTTTCCTCTGCTCACCAAGAGGGGGCCCGGCAGGACGGTTGAGCTGCTCATCTTCGGCAACATGATGATGAGGTACATCAGCGGTAAGGTCGGCCTCTACGCGAAGGCGCCCCAGATCAGCGACGATGCCTCCACCTCGACTTTCACTCTGGAGGTCCGGAACAGGGCATACTTCCTGCCCTTCGCGCTGCAGGCGAACAACCAGGCCGCGGTCGATTTGGCCGCCAGGGCCATGAAGGCCTTGAAAGTCTCGCAGCTTGTCTGCGAGGAGAAGGACGCCGCGACCAGCCTGACCTCCACCACCTGGTGGACCAACAACGTCGGTGCCGACCACGTCAAGACCAGTGGATTCACCCTCTGGGACAACGCCAACGCTACCCCGGGGATGAACCTGGACGAGTGGGCTGAGACCATCGAGGACGCCGCAGGCGTGCAGCCCAACGGCATCTGGATGACTCGGGACATCTTCCGCACTCTTCGCTGGAAGATAGCCGAGGGACTCACATCCTCCGGCCGGGTGACTGGACTCACCCGCGAGGAGCTGGGCGACTACTTCAGCAACGAGATGGACCGCGAGATAACGGTCCGTCTGCTGTCCGCCCAGTACGACGCCTCGGACATCGGGGAGACCACGTCCGACCTCCAGAGGATATGGGGAACCAACACCCTTATCCTTGCCCGCGCATCCGCCAAGGAGTCAGGCCCCGAGGAGCCCTCCTTCGGGCGGACCGTCGAGAGTCCCGAGGAGACCATCGTGGACAACGAGGTCATGAAGAACCCTCGGGGAACCAACTTCCTTCTGGACGCCTGCTACGTGCAGGCCACAACCTACCCCGAGGCGGGCCTGATTGCCCAGCCTCTGAGTACGTAGGGAGGGGGGGCATGGGAGGGTCTCTCCGGAGGCCCTCCCGCCCAAAATGAGACTTTACGCCGGATACGAAGACGCCTACGATCAGTTCATCAGCAACCGGGCCTCGGGCTGGGCAAACTCCCGGGTGCTCGAGGCGTTGAGCCAGGCATCGGAGGACATCTACGCCGCCTTCAGCGAGATATTCAATTTATCCGACATACTGAGTCCAAGCACATGGGAACTTGACTTCACGGCTTCCATGCCAGCGAACTCGGAGACCCTCGATATCCGCGGCCAGACTTACGTCTTTGTGACGGCGACTCCAGCCGCATCCGGCGAGATCAAGATACAGGGTAACGCAACGGATATGGCAGCGGTCGTTGAGGCGGCCGTGAATGGCGAGTACCATGCCGATGTTTACTCCACTACCCCTATGGACCCGTACTGTACTGGAGTCGCTGCCAGTGGCGTGCTGACACTGGCCTCCCGGAAGGTCGGGTCGGCTACAGCAAAGTACGCCATCACGGACTGGGACAGCTCCAGGGTGTCTGTGGCCACGGAAGGCACGGGGAAGATCCCGCTCTTCCAGGGGTGGGCGCTGGATCTGTTCGGCGGGTATCTTTTCGCGGGAGGAGCCCAGGAAGCCCAGGGACGGACGAAGGCGGCCTCCGAACGTGCTGGCAATGCCTGGGAGGCCATGAAGCCCTACCTCGAGCAGGAGCGGAAGCTCTACTACTACGACAGCGACGACGAGCGCCGGCAGGTGCCGCTGGTGACCGGGACGGCCGGATACAGTACCTATAACGCCGAGAAGGGCTACGCGGAGCGCATGAAAGACAAGGACGACGAGTTCTACGAGGAACTGTACTACCGGAAGCATGGTGATCTCTGATGGCCGGAGGAATGGCGATTACCGTCACCGAGCGCGGGAAGCGGACCCTGCGAAAGTTCGGCAATCTCGGCCCTAAAGGACGTCAGGCCATCCGGGAAGGATTGGAGCAGGGGGCCACGACTGGGGCTACATACGCATTTCGATCATTCCGCAGGCGCAAGCAATGGGGAAGTTCCGATAGCTGGGAGCCGAATCACGGTATATATGCCCGGTTCAAAGCGAACGTGCTTGGGCAGGCAAGGGCCATCCCTGGGCAGCTTTCGGGGGAGCTCAAGAACAGCATGCAGATTGAGTCGCGCAGCCCTCACAAGGCGACGCCCATCCCCGGCGGATACGAGACGGGCTTTGGCACGAACGTGCCTTATGCTGATGACTTCACACGTGGCAGGCGGGCTCATTCCTTTGCGGTGCAGCATGGTGGTAAAGTGTATCGCTTCTACCAGGGCACTGCGCCTCGGCCTTTTATGCCGCGCCCCAAACCGTTCCGCCAGGTTGTGCGACGAATAATGCGAGCTAGGCTCGCTGAAGCCACCAGGGAGGCCATGCGATGAGCACGCTCCCGGATGCCGAGAATTACGTTGATGATCTGGTGACCTTACTGCAGAGCAACCTGTCGGCGGACACTTACGCGGTTCTGGACTCCGCGGTGATTGAGGAGTCCGTGGAGAAGGCCTGCGTGGTCGGCATATCGTGGGCCGGGGCTCGCCGAACGACTCCTCCAGACGGATGGCTTGAGGAGATAGGGCGGCCGCATCGGGTCTATACGTTCTACTGCGTAATAATGGTCGCCACGCGGGAGACGCAGGACGCCACACAGCGGTATTTGGGGCATCGGCTGATCGAGATTCAGAATGTCCTCGAGGATGATGCCGGAGCGCCTCCGCTGGGGGATTGCGACATCTACTACATCGAGGCTGACGGCGAGAAACTGGACTTCAACACTGGCGAAATCGAGCTGCGTGTCTACGCAGCAGACGACGGATAGGAGGAGAGGCATGGCAGAGGAAAGAATGAAGTTGACCTTCAAGGGGCGGAAGGGCGACAAGAAGGGGCGGAAGTACAAGTATTGGAACCCCGACCGCCGCAAGGACCTGACCATCCGCCCGGGCGATGTGGTGGGCCTCCCGACGAAAACGGCAAAGTGGCTGCTGAAGCACGAGCCGAAGATGTGGTCGAAGACCAAGACCCCCAAACCCAAGAAGGGCGGTGAGAAGTAATGGCCTGCGAGTTCCACACTGGCAAGCATCACCGGGTCGAGGTTGCCACGCAGACCTTTGCCAGCGGTGATTCATTCGGCGGGGCTGCCCTAACGGCACAGTGCTTCCGGGTGGCGTCTGATGGGTTCAGTTTCGAGAAGATGGCTCGGCGCGAGCCGATAGACGAGCTCGATCCAGCGGTCAGTCAATTCATTGGTCACGGTTCCCATTACGCGTGGTCGCTGAAGTGCATCATGGACTGGGACGAGCGCGACAATCTCATGGTCATGCTGATGAAGGACACGCCGGCCACGTCTGGCACCGGCCCTTACGTGCATGTCCTGCAGCTGGGCATCGAACGCTACTTCGGAAATGTGGTCGGCTGGTACACCACTGCCGACGAGCAGACCATCATCAGCGAGACTCTCACGGACTGCTGGGTGACCGGCGGCACGCTGTCCATCGAAGCCAACGGGGCTCTGATACTGGAGCTGTCCGGCATCGCCAAGGGCAAGACTCGGGATGACTCAGAGGCATCGCTTCCGACGATTACCGCGACCACTCCGATCACCGCCGAGTACATCACAACCTTGTCCATGGGCGGCGAGACTGATTTCCGCCTGGCCAATCTCAACCTGGCGGTAAACCAGCCTTCTACCGAAGACGAGGGGTACGGCCTGGCTGCCAGCGGCTCGGGCGCTCTCGACTTCATCGACATCAACGAGCGGCGTGAGGTGACCGTGGACCTTAGCATCCGGAGCAACGAGACCGTGGTTTCCACCATGGACCCGGGGACCGAGATTGCCGGCCCGACCGTGACGTTCAACAACGGAGAAGCCGGGGCCGACGAACGGGAGTTCAAGATTGAGCTCGGGAAGTGCGAGGTCCGCAAGCGGCCGGATGCCATCGCGACCATCAGCCGCATCAGCCAGGACGTGAGCCTGCAGGCTACCGATCAGGATGGCTATGACCTGCAGATCACGATGACGAACGGCAATGCAACCGTCCCGATACCGTAGAGGAGCTGATATGCTGGATAAGCTCCGTAAGCTCCTTGGGGGCGATGCCCCCCAGGGGCTTCCCCCGATCAGCCTGGAACAGCGGAACGCCATGGCCCAGGCGATTCGGGCCACTACGCAGATCCCGGTTGTGCTGGAGATACATGATACCGGCGGCAAAAGCCAGCAGGTGGCGTGCATCTTCCGCGCCATGGACGGGGAGACCGACCTGAACGCGGCCATGGCCGTATTCCGCGAGGGCAAGATTAGGGAGGACGTGGACGAAGACGAGATCAAGGAGAACTGGGAGAAGCATCTCCGCCCTCAGTGGCGTCGCATAGTCTGCGCCCAGAGCGTGGCCCCGCGGTTCGTGACGTGGGAGCCTCGGCGTCTGGGCGAGGTCAAGATCACCATGCTCACGGATGCCCAGCTCATTCACATTTATACCCGCATCGTGGAGGCTACGGACACCCGCCTGGCCGAGGTCAACCCGAACCTCCAGGTGAGCGATGCTGAATGGGAGGAGCAGTTCCGAGCCCTGGGGGAAGCGTACCTGATGACCAAGTACATGCATGTGCCTCTGATCGAGCATTGCTGGATGCGAGCTTCCCGGGAGGAGCGCCTATACGTGCAGGCAGTCTATACCTGCGGGCCGCTGTACGAGAAGCAGCAGAGGAAGAAGGCTGATGCCAAGGACAGCTGATGTTGTAGAGCTCCTGTTGCGGGCGAAGGACCAGTTGAGCAGGGTCGTGGACCGTTCGGCAGCTTCGTTCGATCGACTGAAGGCCCGGGCCAAGCTGGCCGCGGTCGCGGGTGCCGCCGCGCTGGCTGGACTGGCGTTCAAGGCGATTCAGGCCGCCTCCGCCTTCGAGGAGACGGAGTCCAAGTTCAAGGCAGTATTCAAGGGCGAGGCTGAGCGGGTCCGGGGAGAGCTTGAAGCAATAGGCGACGAGATCAACCGTTCTGCCCGCTCGATGATGGGCTACGCCTCCACGCTCCAGGATACGTTCGTGCCTCTGGGGTTCGCCCGAGAAGAAGCGGCTGATCTGTCCGTGCAGGTAGTCCAGCTCTCGCAGGACCTGGCCAGCTTCAACAACTTGCCCACCCAGCAGGTCATCATGGACATCCAGTCCGCCCTGGTGGGTAATACCGAGACGCTGCGCAAATACGGAGTGGTGGCGCAAGAGACTGAGATCAAGCAGTACGCCCTCAACGAAGGACTCTGGGACGGAGAAGGGGCGCTTACCGCACAGGAGAAGGCCGCCGCCATTCTCGGGATTACGTTGGCCTCCACCACCGATGCGCAGGGAGATGCCGCCCGGACCGCTGATAGCTTCGCTAATCAGATGCGAGGGCTCCGGGACGAGATCAACGACCTGCTCATTGAACTGGGCCAAAAGCTCATTCCTGTCGTCAAGGACTCTATCCCCGAAATCCGCGAGATGGCGCAGGAGTTCTCTGATGTTGCCGAGGTGGCCATCCCGAAGCTCATGTCTGCGATGCAGGACTTGCTGCCGATTACCGTTGACGTGGCAGCCAAGATACTCGACGTTGTGGCGGCTGCTTCGGAGTTGGCTGATTTCGCGTGGACCGGAGAGGTGGACATCGCAGAACGCGCCCTGAGCCGTTTGGCGGACACGCTAGAGGAGAGGGTTGCAGGAGGGCATCTTACCGCCGAAGAGGCCCAGCGGCAGTTCAGTCAGGCGCTGGAGGAGGCAACAGAGGACGCTTACACGCTGCAGGATGCCTGGGAGGACCGCTCTTGGTTGGATGCTCTGACCCTCGGCAATACTCTGGCCGGTCGAGCCATCGCCTCTGTGGGGGACGAGTCATCCCTCACCGAGGAACAGTTCGGCCGCCTCCGCGAGCGGATGGAAGGGTTCGAGGACGCGGAGGTTACCGGAGCATTCAACCGGGTAACCGGCGCCTTACAGGAGATGCTGGGACCTCTGGCGGACATCCAGGACAAGTTCGGCTCCGTGATCGCCGCCGTATTCGGAGAAGGCGAGGAATCCGAACGGGCTGACGAGGCCATCGCGGACGCCCGGGAACTCAAGACCATCATCGAGCAGTATCCGGAAGCGCTGGACAAGGCCAATCTCAACCAGCTCGCCCTGACGGAAGAAGAGAAGCAGGCGATGGTCCAGTATCTCAACCAGCTCCAACAGACCGAGCGGAGTATGCAGCAGGAGCGGAGAACCGCGAAGGAGGAGGAATACGCGCTCCAGCAGGAGATACTGGACAAGGCCCGAGAGGCGCGAGAAGAGGAGATGGCCCATCTCGATCGGGCCCGCGCCAAGCAGGAGCAAGCTGCGGCGGAGTTCGAGCAGCGGCTGTCCTCCATCAACTCCTGGGTGATGGGCATCGGGCAGGGAATGTCCAATGCCTTCGCCCGCGATGGCGTGGAAGGTCTGCAGGCGTGGGGCGAGCAATTCAAGCAGATGCTCATACAGATAGTGGCGATGGCTGCATTCCAACTTGTGCTTCGGCTTGTGTCCGGGGGCGCCCTCGGCACTGGCGGGCCGCTTTCGATGTTCGGACTCAACGCCGGAGGCATTCCGGGGCTCCAGGGGTCCCGGAAGGCCCAGGCTGGCATTACGGTTCCCGATTTCGGGCAGATGGGGGACCGATACCCGGTGATCCTCTCCAGGGGCGAGATAGTCCAGCCCCGGGAGGACGTGCAGGCCACTCGGGCGCAGCGAGTACATGAGCAGCTTGTAGCCGAGGCCATGGGCAAGAGTGGCGGCGTCAACCTGACAATAATCTCCCGCCATCCTATACTCACAGAGGGCGAGCTGGCCAGAATAGGCACTGCCATCAGGAGGTTCTCGTAATGGGCGTATCGCTACCCGACATTCCGAGCGGAGCGCTCTACGGCGATACCCTGAAATGCACAGTCACCACGGAGATGGGCCAGCGTCCCCGGAAGGCTGTTACCCTGTCGGTGCCCCCCCGTCCCGCGTTCTCGCCTCAGGGGCCGGGCGGCGAGTCGTTCGGTGGTGGTGGCGGGCCCCTGGGGGGCATATTCTCATTCAAGGAGGGCGGGAGCCCGGGAGCCGGAGCCCATATGTACAGGGCCGCTGCCGGGTTTATGGCTCCATCTCATGGCCAGTTGGGCGACAGGTTCCTGACGCTGATAGGCCGGGGTGAAGGCATGACCAAGAAGCCGACATGGACGCGGCGACAACCGAGAGAATCAGAGTCAGGCTGCTCTCCCGGGCCGCTGCAGGACCCGGAGGAGCGGGCAACACCTTCAACGCGTACGCCAGGAACCCGATACTCACCGAGGGTGAGTTGGTGCGGGTCGGGACGATGATTGGGAGGTATGGCTGATGGCCGGGACCTTTGGAGACATCCCTGATATTCCATCCGGGGCTCTGTATGGGGACAGCCTGAAGTGTACCATTGTGTCGGAGCTGGGCGAGAGGCCCAGGCTGGCCATCACCCTGCCCATCACGCCTCGGCCGAAGTATCAGAACGTGGACGTGACAGATGAACTGGAGCTGAACAACGGAGCCCTGGCGGTCACTCCATACGGAGACTCCAGGCGCAACATCATCCTCCCGAGCAATGCCTATCCGGCCTGGGTGTATCAGATCCTGGAGCTAATGAGGGCAGAGGGCGTGAAAGCCCACATCTACACCGTGGAGTCTGGCCGGCTCATCCTGGCGGCGCCTCTCCGCTGGAAGGCCGGAGGAGACCCGGTTGAGGCAACGGAGACCATCAGCGTGTCGCAGGGGGGCATCTACTCTGTCCAGTACGATACCTCCACAGGGCTGGCGCTGAAGGCCCTCCCGGAGGACCGGATACCCATTATGGGCTATGCTCCCGGCTCGGCCGATTATGCCCCATTCCCGTTGGACGCAGGGGCCTTCTGCTACAAGGGCGGGCAGAATCTTATAGACAACGCCGGCTTCACCAATGAGGGCCTGGTCAACCCTTCGATGCCGGCTGACTGGTCCATAGTATCCGCGGTCACGCCGGAGGACCAGTATGGCGTACTGGATTACAGCTTCCTGGAGCCGGACCTGAAGAGCGTGTACCTGGCCAAGCCATCTTCTGTGCCGGCGGACTTCGCGTGGGAGAGCGCCAGCTTCAGTCCCACGGGAAGCTCCAACTGCGCCCTGTTCGTGGGGTATCAGACGTTTGGAGCTACGGGAGAGGTGGAGATTGACTTTGGGGGCGGAGTCACCCGCACCTTCAGCATCACCGACACCTACGCCAGTGGTGTAATCCGGGACAGCTTTTCCACGCCGGCCGGGACGCCATCTGCGGTGCTACGGCTGAAGCTCACCTCCAGCACTGGTGAGATCATCTTCACGGCTCCACAGGTCCTCGATGCCCGATGCCACACCCATATGGTCGGGGTGGGCACGGACCGAAACAACGCCACCTGGTCCGGGAGTCAGTTGAGCTATGCTCTTCCGACGCCCTTCAACCCCAACGCCGGAACCCGGGCCGTGGCCTTCTGCTACATCCAGCCGGGCTGGACCTCCGGAATCTGTACCAGCGAGCGGGTCCTGACGCTGGAGGCGTCCGACCATAACAGCGGGTCCCTGTCCCTGGAGATAGGTGGAGGGCTCGGGGGGGCCCATATGTCGCTCAAGGCTGACGGGTCCCTGCTGGATACTGAGAACCTGACCGGATACACCCGGGGTGATAGCTTCTTGTGTCTGCTGTCGATGGACGACACGAAGGTGTACGCAGACATCGTGATGCTCAGTGACCCTGACACCGTGTACTCCTGCGACAGTACCACCCTCCCCAGTGGCATCCTGGACAAGCTCTGGGTGGGGAGCGATGAGAGCGGAGCAAAGCAACTGGACGGCATCATCGGAGGGGTGACAGTCCTGAATCACGACAACTCCGAGGGCACTATCAGTCAGATGCTGGATTATCTCAGCAACGAACACGTGATTGACGTGGCTCGGAACACCCTGGGGCGCTCCTACTACCTGAAGCACAACCTGACCCACGGCATCCGCAAGAAGATGTACCGGGGAACAGTTGAAGGCGTTGAGACGGAGAAATACTGATGGCCACCTCTCCACCCGTAGCCAACCCGGTGATCTTCCCTATGGACCGTTGTGCCACCTGGGAGCCAACCGGCTCCAGTGTCTCGCACAATGGTGAGTTCTGCGTGGTCTCGGCCAACTCCAGCAACCAGCTCTGGCGGACGGCGATCAAATTCAAGGGCTCCGTGCCGATATGGGATGCCTGGTGCGAACACGGAGGGTTGCTGTTCTACGTGTCGCGGGCCACTGGTGAGTTCGACCTCTCCGGCACCTACGTTCAGGTGTGGGTCCGGCCTCTGCAGACCACCTGGGGCGACACCTATTCAGTGGCGCAGATGAACACGGTATGGGGAGCCGCCGGCGGAAGCTACAAAGCGGTGAACGTGTACAAAGAGGGCTGGTACTATCTGCCCCTTCAGAACCTGGGGGCGGTGCCCATTGATGACTTCGTAGATTACGGCGTGGGGTTGTCCGTCCTGACCTCCGGCAATGTCGGGTCGGCCTTCATCCCGGTGGCCTACGGCCTACAGCCGCAGATACGCCTGTTTCTTGGGCTGGACTGGCCCTGCGAGGACAACGGATACTCGGCCGCAGGTGACTTCAGCTTTGAGCGGCCGGACCTCTCCGCGAAGGCGCTGGCCCAGATCCAGCGGGACAGCATGAAGTGGAAGGCGGAGCTGGAGCTGTCGGCCAACCTGGCCAAGACGGACTCCGCCGAGTCAGACGCGTCGCTGTCCAGTGACCTGTCTATTCTGGGGATGTCGGACTGGGCATCTCAGGAGATTCAACTGCCTGAGACCTGGAGCCTGAAGGACAGCAACCCGGGCGGCATCACCCTCCGGGACTCCGGGGCGGCAACGCCGGCACAGCTTGAGGGCACAGAGCTGACGCTGGACTTCTACCTGCGGGACGGCCTCGGGACCCGGGAGCTGGTTAACTCATTCCGGAGCCGGGTGAAGAGGGCGGGCCGCCGGCTCGGGCAGAAGATGGATCTGGGCCTGGAGGACATCCTGGCGTCATATCGGGAGGCCACAACGCACCGCATACTCCCCATCCACGGCGACAGGGTGGAGTACGAAGATGAGCAGGCCCTGCGCATCATCTGGGATATGCTGGTCAACAGCCCCAGGCGGGTCCGCACTGGAGTATTCGATTATCACGACAGCTACGAGCAGGGGGCGTACACCGGCGACTGGTTCTGGCTGTACCAGCGGTTTGTGGGCACCTGGATGCTTCTCAGCTACACAACCACGGAGCTGGAGGACTTCACGGCCAAGAGCCTGACCGAGAGCCTGGCCATCACCCTCGGGCTGTTCATCGGGAGCGGACATGACGGCCGGATACACGTGTTCCACCCGGCGGTGTATCGGCCCTCCATGAGGGTATGGGAGCTGGACATATCCAAGCACGTCCAGCGGGGGCAAGCCGTCCTGAAGCGCCATGTTCCGCACGCGGCCGGGCTGGAGACCTACAGCCCCAACTACCCAATAGAGGTGTACGGGCGGACTCCGCTGTCCAACATAGAGATGGGCTACACCATCACGAACATCGAGCTGCCGCTGGACTACTGGCAGTACACGATCATGCGGGAGATGTGCAAATGGGCTATCCTCCGGCAGTTGGCTCCGAGATACTGTGACGCCCCAGATGTACTCACCTTGGTGGCTGGGCACCGCACCCTTCCCTGGAGCGCAGGAGATCAGGTGAAAATCACATCGGAGACCTACGAGCTGGAGGATGAGCCCTTCCTGGTATTGAGCCGGGAGAAGGGCCCAACAGAGAGCCAGGCGCAGTTCACCCTGTACCGCTGGCCATACTGGAAGGGGGCGCACTCCCTGTTCCAAGAGGACACGCCGAGAGGTATATGGCGCTGGGTGGATGAGGACCACAATCTGGACTTTGCGAACCGGGCCTGGGGCGAGAACCGGGAGGGCTCTGTCGAATGGACCGCACTGGCCAACCCGCCTGAGTTCGTGTTCGAGTGCTGGCAGGCTCCTCTAATAAATTTGGCTGCTTCCTCCGGGGGGGATGTGGTGGAGATCAAGTCAGACGCCATCAGCCCAGCGACAACGGGGGCGGTCACCCCCAAGGTTGACATACTTGAGCTTCAGTACAGTGTCCGGGGCGCTCCATATTCCTTCACCGTGCGCGACACCTTCCAGGACTGGCCGCTGTGCTGGTGGATGGACTCCTCCGGCACAAAGGCCCTCGCATTCTTCATCCGCAGGGATCCCTGGCCACCGCCCCCCAACCCGACCTGCGAGGAGTCCCGATACTGCCTAGGCTACACGACTGACATCACCTCATACCCCATTTCCTGGAGCTGGGTCATCGAAGCTCCGAATGGTTGCGGCCAGCGGGGCACCACCTCTTCAGGGTGGCCCACTGACTTCCTGGCGATGGGCCTAGAAGAGGGCGTGGCTCACTTCTACATCAACGGCGACCACATAGGGAAGGCGACATACACCCGCGACACGGACCTGGATGAGATACATATTCGGGCCAGCGGGAACGACAAGACCGGCTTTGCGGTGTGCCGGGTCCTCCGCCGGGAAGGGCTCCCGGAGAGAGGAGAATTGACCGCAGTGGATGGCGAGGATCCATACTATCCATGAAGGGAGGGCGTGATGCCCCAGCTTGCGAGAGAGAGAAAAGCACCGGGAGCGGCCAGCGCGGACCTCATCGAGGAGAACGCTGACCTGAAGCGTCAGGTCACAACCCTGAAGGGCCAGCTGACGAAGGCCAAGAAGAAGATCGCGAAGCTCGAGGGAGAGGAGTCAGAGGAAGAGGCCTCTGGCGACGAAGAGTGAGCCTCAGGGTTGCCATCGACCCCGGGCATGGCGGCAGAGACCCCGGGGCCGTAGGCTACATCCGCGAGATCGATGCCTGCTATCCGGCCGCGCAGTTTCTGGCGCAGGAGCTCATCCAGCGCCAGCATGAGGCGTGGTTCACGCATTCCCCTCCCCTGCAAGGCCAGAAGATGCCGCTGGCGGCTCGATACAACGCAGCCAATGCCATGCAGGCAGACCTGTACGTTTCCCTGCACTGCAACGCCGCGGAGTCGGAAGAGGCCCTGGGCTTCGAGGTATGGACCTCTCCCGGCGATACCGAGTCGGACGAGTACGCTGAAGCCATCCTGACCACGGTCAGCGGGGTACATGTGCGCGTGGACCGAAGCGACGGGGACATGGACAAGGAGGCCGCCTTCGCGGTGCTGACGGGGACTCACATGCCAGCAGTGCTGGTGGAGCTTGGTTTCGTCACGAATCGCCAGGAGGCACAACTGCTGAGGAACCGGAACTACCTACGCAAACTGGCAGCGAAGGTGGCACTGGCGATAGATCTACACACGATAAGGGGGTAGAATGAAAGGCGTTCTGCGGTGGGCGCTCTCAACCGCCATTCTCCTGCTGGTCCTCGGGGTTTGCTTCCGGGGGGCGATCTGCCATGATGATGCCGTCACCTGGGCGAAGCGCACAATCACCGGCCAGAACAAGGGGGTGCTGGGCGATATCTTCCGCTCACCCGAAATCAACTTACCGGACCTGGAGCTCCCGGCCCCTGCAGAAGAGATCACCGGGGCGGGCCGAGGAACAGGCGCAGTGACCCTGCCCGAGGACTCCGTGGGCGGAGTGGTAGGAGGGCCCATACACCGGCCGGCCAGAGACGTGGAGGTGGACCTGCGCCTGTACAGGCTGGACGGCAGGGTTGTGCCGGACCTCCGCCTGGACGGAATCCGGGTGCCTCTGGAGAATTGGGAATATGAGGAGGTGTCCGAGGAGTCCGCTTGGGCCCGGTGGCGGGTTGTAGTGCCTTCGGTGGCTGATGACGGAGAGGTGGGGGGCGGCCTGGCCTGGGCCGCCCTCAATCGCCGGGTGTGGGCGGGGCCCGCCGCAACTGTTGACCTGCCCGACCTGGAGTGGGCTGCCGTAGGAGCGAAGGCCGGATACCACCTCACAGACAATGCGTCATTCGACCTGGGCGGAGAGTATCGGCTGGGACCCGTTCGGCCCGGGACGCACCTCACCGCTGGGTTCTCCATCTCCCTGTGACCTCCATCCACTACATAGACACCGAGACAACCGGTCTCGGCCTCTCCCGCGAAGTGGTCGAGGTTGCCGTGTTCCGGGTAGACTACCAGCCGATCATCGAGCCCGGCTGGGGGACTCCTGACGTAATCGCAGGCTACAACCGACTGGATTCGGCCGGCTGGGCGTCCCGCGTAGCGCCCACAGGCGCTCAGGACTCAGCGGCAGTTGAGGTGCACGGATTGACCTCGGAGGCCCTCAGCGGCGCTCCTGGGGCTTCTGAGGTGGGGGTAATCCTCGCAAAGCACCTTTCTGCAGGGCGCATCATTGCCGGCCACAACATCGCTTTCGATCTCGGCGCTCTGGCGAACTCGTTCCCGGCCATCAGCCTCGGCGGCTATCGTGTTCTGGACACCTATCAGTATATCCGCATGTCGCTGGCACGGGCGGCTGATCATTATGGTCTGCCGCAACAGGAGCACAGGGCGCTTGCGGATGCACAGCTT